GCTGGGTAGCCGTGCTTGGTTGCTTTTAATTGCTTGAGCATAGGCAGTATTATTGTCCCCAGCGTGTAGTCCATCGACCACGTATCCCATCTGTCTATCTTTACGTAATCGATACTAGGGTGCAACGTGTCTAAAATTCTTCTAATCATCGACATGACTGGTTCTGTTATTGCATGGAACCGCTTAACCCACGGCTCATCGTAGTCAATCTCTCGCCAAAAGCACAGCTTCTCAGCTATTCTATACGGGCTAAACCAATGGTTGCGGTAGTTACTTATGTATACTTTCATACTGTTTCCTTAAAGGGTGGGGTACTTGCCAAATATTCCGCATCTATTAGCTTTCCATCAGCATCAAAAGTAAACTTAATGTTACTGTACGGCATTTGTTCTGTGTGAATAGAGGACATAAACCCTACATACTCGTCGTATTTTACTTCGGTGTATACAATCATACACTCCGCCCGATGTACGTAGCTTTACTACCTTTGAACTGCACTTCGATAGCACACGGGTAGCCAGCATCTACATGCAATAGCTTATAAACCCCGTAGCATAATGACAACATACAAATTATCATCAACACTGTTACCACTACTGTAGCCCTGTCGTATTTATTGTTCATGTTTCCCCCAGTTTTCTTTGATGTCGTTTACTAGTTCGTCATAACTTAAGTTATCTTTATCCAGTTCAAACTCTATCGTAAACAAATAGCGAGGCTGGTCAAAGTTTAATATCATGTGCTTCTGTTGCGTGTTAAATACATAATAATCATTCGATGTGTATTGCATTGGCAGTATGGGTCGCACTAGCTGCTCATCATGGGTGGTGAATAGGCACATGCTGAAGCCGTCAAACGATAAGAGCATGTTGATACCAACACCTCGACGTGAGTCTATATGCCAGTCATACACCGTGAAAGGGTCAGACTTTATCACACCTGCAATAAAATTGTATCGCTCACCTAACCATTTTAAGAACGGGTCTTTCTGTGTTACTTCTGCCGGTACGGGCTTAGCCATGAAGTTGTAGTAGGGCACCCACTGACTATCGTCTAATGCAATGCTCAGTGCTTCTTCTGCAATCGTTGATTGGCTAGGTATCTTATGTACTACTACATCTTGAGGTTTCATACTCTCTTCCTTTAAGAAATAAAATCTTTTCTAACTTCTTCAAGTTCAGTTCTAGCTGTATCTGTATGGCCACCTGAATGAGCAAGGTATTTATCCACGACACCCTTAACGTCTATGTCCATAAGTCTATAGTCGTTCCTTTCAAACTGGCTGAAGGTCTGTTTAGTAACTGTTAGTTTCCCTGATTTCATTGCCACAATATACAAATACTTTCTTCCTGCTCGCACTACGATGGCAGTCTTTGAGTTATGGTCTTTAATGACGCAAGGTAGTTTAAGTTTTACTTCTTCCATTTTAATCTTTTGGTATTTCTAATTCGTGAATCTCAACCTCAGTATCTTTATTGTTAGGCATGCGAACCATAACAGTAGTAGGGAAATGCCCTGTTCGTAACACCTCTACTACACACTCACCTTTAGTCCACCACATCCATTTATATAAGTGATGAAGTCTACTGTCTTTCATGTTAATGCCCTTTCTTTGGTTGTCTAAAGCCATCGGGTACTTTGCCTGAGGTCAAGTTCTCTAGTGCTAGCATCATAGTCTCAATTACTTTTTCATGGTCATCAAGTCTAGCTTGCATACTTAGTAAGCCGTGGTGCATTGCTGTTAAGGCTTTGCGTATTTCTTCCTGCGTTAAATCTTTCTGTTCGTCCATCACTAATCTCCATACTTAGTTTGTAATAGTAACTCGCAGTAGTGTATCGCTTTCTGTATATCCTCTGCTCCGTTCTTAGCGTGGTGTCGGCATACATACTTCACTATGTTGCCCTCTAAAAAACCTAGTTCATTAGCCACTATAAACTCAACAGGCTGTATTGCCATACTCGCATAGTGATTACCGCCCACCTGCTTTTCTAGTGCGTTCTCTTCTTCCATCATGTCCGTCATTCCGTCGCTCATTTACCTCTCCTATAATAAACATACAAACCATACCCAATCCAAACGCTTGCCAGTAGCATTGAATATACTCAATCACTAAGTTTACCATTGGCTCTGTCCCTCGCATCTCGTTCGGCTTCTTTTTGAAAGCGTAGGTATAAGTTCTCCACTAGCTTACCTATGTACTTGCTATCGGTTTTGGGTAGATACGTAACAAGATTGCACACTGATTCCCCAAAACTTTCGAGGTTCTTATCATCTAGCTTATCCATCACCAATTCCCGTATGATTGAAACGAACTTTGCATGTGCACTTCTACTCGCTTCTTAGTTTTTGGTTGCGGTACATGCTCGCGGTCTAGCAGTCTATACACTCTAGTCACCTGGGCTATCTTAGCCGCCGCTTCAACTTCTTCTTTCGGTATATGCACCGGAGTAGGCTTTATAAAGGGTGTCACCGCATTGTAAACATACTGACGCTTGCCGTTTATTGTTCGCTTCATACGAACTAGATGCCCGTGTAGCGATAGCCACTCTAAGTACCGCTTGCCCTTATCAAACATGTTCAGCTCTGTAACACACGTTGCACCCACTACATCTTTACGAGCTGCGACATACTGATACACTAGCTCCTTGTTGGCGTTTACTTCGTTATCTATTTCAGCTTGCTTACGAGCTGACCTATCTCTTTCATCTATTGTTGCTTTTCTCATATTTTCCTCCTCTAACAGTCACCGTAAGTGTTACCAAACCCTGACTCGCAATTAAGCGGTAGCTCCATACCCCACTTGGGTCGCATCCTCATGCACATCTCAACATACTCTTGTGCTTGCTCTGCTTCAGCTTTGGGGGCAACACATGCAATCGCATCATGTACAGTCATAACCACCTTATACTTCTTCGCAACCTGTAACATCTGTTCACCGATAACGATACGAGCGAGCGCTTGGCATACGTTCTCAACAACTTTCCCCCCATAAATTCGGTTTGGAATTGTAGCTTTACCTCTTTTTGTGTCATATACAAACTCCTCTTTGCCGTCAGTATTAGTTTGCTTTCTAAGGTTTGGATACTTAATGTATAGCCCGTTAGGTAAGCGTATCCCTTTCTTACCCTCAACTCTTAATACTCCTGCTCTACCTAGCTGAGCAGTTTGGTCAGACATCATAGCTTCTAGCGCCAGTCCTGCTTGTCGCCAAAGCACAGGTATCCATTCGTACGTACTGCGATACACATCAATGATACGTTTGGTTTCTTCTGCTGATAGCTCAACATTGTCTCGGAGAAGCTGGGCTTGGAACTTAACTGAACCCATCCCATACCCTGCGCCAAGAATTGTTGTCTTGCCCATGAACCGTTCGGGCTTCGTAATCTCACTTACTGGCTTGCCGTAGATGCTACTCGCCATTATCTTATACACATCCTCACCTGCATCAAAGGCGTCAACAAGGTCGTTCTGTTCTGCTAACCATGCTAGTGTCCGAGCCTCAATTTGCGAGGAGTCCGAATCAATTATCACGTAGCCATCAGGGGCTAAAATTGCATGCTTCAACATAGATTCACGGGGTAAGTTCTGTAAGTTCACCTTGTCATCCCCACCCCAACGCCCTGTATGGGCAGCGTAATAACGCAACGGGATTGGTAGCTTACCACGATTAGCTATGCCGATAAACCTTTCTGTCCTTGTTTCTTCTAGCGTTGATTTAATACCAAGACGAGCTGCAACTAAGTTTTGTACGAGGGTGTTAGGGTGCTCTGCTAATGCTTTAAACTCCTCGTCAGTCTTAGCAAACGCCCATGTTTCTTTACCTGTTGTTGCACTAATCTTTCTAGGGGGCACCGCACCTACCTTAACCAACGCCTCTGCAAACTTATCATTGCTCATCAACTCTTCTCGTTCTAAGCCAACTATATCAAGCAGTTTTTCTTTCTCTCGTCTAACTGTTTCGAGATGCCCCCCAAGTATAATTCTATTCAACTCAAGGCTAGGCTCGGTAAACATCCGGATGGTTAGGTCTATTAAACGATACTCGGTTGCTGGAAAATTATTGCTGAGCCGTTTGAAAAGACCGTATGTAAGAGCCACATCATTAATACAATACATACCATAACGGTGAAGCTCCTCTTGCGCAAAGTCTATTCTCCTTTTACCTAATGCTTGCAATACTTCTTCACCCTTAACGCCAAGCTCGTAATGTTGGGCTAATGTTTTTAAGCTACCGCCTACTTCTGTGCCATGAATAGCACGAGCCATAGATAAGGTATCCACGATTGCTTTAGGGATGATGCCAAAATGCCAACTCAATATAGCCAAGTCAAAAACCGCATTATGAGCAACAACCATATTAACTTGTAAATCCAATCCATCTAAAAATCCTTTTGTTTGTTCTTTTGTTCCACTAAACCATACGGGTTCACCTTCATCAACTTGCACGGCTACGCCTATCACCTCAAACTCAGGCGACCTTATGTATTCTTCTGTTGTCATCTTGGACAGCGAGAAAGTTTGAGAGTAATACGTCTCAAAATCCAATGTAATTATTTTCATTTGCCCTTTCCAAACGTACGAGCTACGCTGTTGTTATAGTTAGCTTCCGCATTTATTTTATCCACTTTTAATTTTTCGGCTTCCATGTATAGCTTCATAGCTTGGACTTGTTCGTTTGATACGGTAAGCTTTGAAGGTGTAGTGTGAGGCGTAGACATTGCGTTAATGTGTTTAATTGCGTTCGCTAAATTAGCTTGCGTCAGCCTCCTCTCCCTTTCTAGGGAACTATCATCGGCTTCAGTTAGGAGCTTTGACATAATGTCTTTGGTGAAGTCGTCAGCACGTATAGACTTTAACTTGTTATGTAGAGCGATAACATCTTCATCTTCTAAGAAGTCTACTTGATAACGCCAATGACGTTCAATGTCGGGGTTGTTTATGATGGCTTGAAAGCGTTGCTCTATCTTCTCTAAGATGGTGTTCCACCTACCATAGACTTGAGTGTGTGAATTATCGCCAAACTCATCGGGGTTACTGTTCATTCGCTCAAGCAGTATCTCTACGCCTTTATTCATTACTCATCTCCTTTAATATACTCTCTACTGCGCTAATGTTTTCTTCATTGATTACTAGCGTATTGCCACCTGCGTTACGGATGTCTTGCATCTCTTTTTCTTGCAGTGCGGTGGGCTTGTTTTTACCTGCCTTACACTCTATACCTAAGAACTTACCATGCACACAGCAGATAATATCCGGCACACCACTACGCCCAAAGCCATGCGTATTAGGGAAGAAGTAATAGACTGAGTTAGCCTTGAGTAGCTTAACTACTTTGTCCTTAACTTTCTTTTCGGGTGTTGAAGCCATGCACTCATTCTACATGGTTGTTAGACTTTGTCAATATCTAGGGAGGAATAAAAATACGAGGGTGTAACAATGTTACAGCATGAGGATAAAAAAATGGGGGGATATGCAGATTGCACGCCCCCCTCGTGATGGAAAGGATGATGGTTAACTATACTTGCAATGCTAGATAGACCTAGCTAACCATCACAACTATATTGTTCACATCTGCAAGGCTACTCCAATATGGTTGCTGTTTTATGATGGTCTATCTAGTGTTCTATGCGTCTGATAATAATGATACAGCTTCTTTAATTCGGTTGCTACTCAGTAGATGGATAGCGTATCCAACCTTATAGCTAACTTGTTTGTTCTGCACTAGCTCGTTAATGTGTTTATCTAAGCTAAGCAGTGTAGGCTTCGCTTCGGGCTTATCCGCAAATAGCTTGATGGGTGCCTTTGGCTCAGCCTTATTTTTATTTGCTGGAATAAATCTACCCGTAGGAGTTAAAAGGCAATTTGTTTTACCCTCTAATGCTTCCTGCACTTGTTTACGATACAAGTAAATGTCAGGTAACGACATATTATATTTAAAAGCTAATGCTTTAGGCTTAGCATTTTGGTCTTTGATAAACGCTTTCCTTACTTCGTATGACTTAATCATTTTGTTTCTCCTTAATTAAAATATACTCTCTTAATGCACCACGAATTTTAGATTGTAGGTTTGGCGTTGGTATGCTCTTAAAGTAGTCATAGATGTCCTTGTCTAACCGCAAGCTAATTAACTTCATCGTTGGTTTTTTGTTCTTACCTCTAAAGTTTACTGGTTCACTCATCTCCTTTCACTCCCTTGTTAAAGTTGTAGTCCGTTCTTACTTCGCTAGGGGGAGTCCATCCTAGCTTCTTAAAGGTTGCTACTAAATTGGTTCGCTCAGCAGTGGTATATTTAAAGTCTGGGTTTAACCACCCATACTTGGCGTTGTTATCTTTATCACTCATCTTTTTTCTCCTTTACTGGTAAATCATCAAATACAATAAACACATTATCGTCTGCTTTAAATCCTTTGTTAGGTAGGAACGCACCCTCAGGCATTAGCTTTAGCAACCCTAGTGCTTCTCTTACGGATGGGTGTATGTCCTCAGCCTCACGCATGACTACGTTATTCCTGTCATCTCTACGCACAAACACATACCTAGAGTTCTCTATAAATACAAACGATGCTCGCCGTTCACTAAATTCATGTTGATAAGCGCTTAGCAAATTCTTTGCGTCAATATAGGATTGCGAGTATTCGGGTATGTTGTCTAGCCCCTGAATACCTTTCTCATTCAAGCCCATTTCAATTAGCAAAGGGCGCACCTTAGCATACACAGATGGTTCTTTTAATAAGTCCTCTACCCCGTTGCCTACCGCTTCGTAAGCCCTGCGATACTCATACCCACGAGTGCGGATTATGTCGGATAACGCACCCTCAGCTTTGTTAAAGCTCTTAGTTAGCTTCTCAGGCAAAGTCAGCTCAGTGAAATACTTTTTCATGTTCTTAACTACTTTGTTCAAGTCCGCCGACTTCATGCCTGAGCCACGCTCACGCTTAAGGCTAATCCGTTCGTTGTCTATAACATACGGAGAATTTCCCCACTGGTTTATGAATATACTACCTAACACGCTGTTGTTATTGCGCACCTCAAACGAACTGACTGTATGTGTTTTAATAGGGGTCCCTGTGCTATCTCTATGGTGGTCGTAGCTATAATGGTCGGATTTACCGACAAACTGCCAATCAGGGAACTCCCTTGCTACATGAGTAACCATGTCCTTTAGCTTGCCTTCTTTAAGTTCAGGCGTGGTCTTAGAACTCTTACTGTCTACATAATCTTCTATTGATATGTTGCTCATACTTAATGCTCCTTTCCTAGTTGTGTAACATTGTTACGATTTCTTGGGCTTACCTGCTAGCTTATACTTGCTATACTCAACATCACTGATGATGTGCATCTGTATAGCGTTGTCAATATCCACACCAAAGACATGATGCGTCTTAAAGCTCTTGTCGTTAGCTTCATCTTTATGGTATGCAGTTTCGTATATCTCTGCATCACCCAGTATGTCTACCACTTGCACCGCCTTATCCAAAGGTAGCACTAGCTTTCTGTAACCTATCTCAACGATTGCTTTACTCATCTTATTTCTCCTTAATGTGCACCGCTTTACCAGTTGTAGGATTTGCATTTTTATTCCTTACAATAGTCCATAACACAGGGGCTTCCCACTCATCCCCCCACTGAGGCACATACCCATCCGTTAGCATGATGATTGCTTCGGGCTTAATGTTTTTCTCCTTAAGATACTCACACACGCACACAGGGTTAGTGCCCCCACCACCCATAGGCTTAGTTGATTTAGCTATGTCGGCAAACGAATACTGGTCATACTCCTCATGCCCTGCCACCTCGCTATCCCAATACAATAAGTCTACTTTGCTAGGATGCACCTCATCAGCGATAGCTTGCACTTCGGTTAAGAACTCGTTTAACTCATGCCCACCGATTGAGCCTGATGTGTCTATGCCGATAACCAAATGCCCTACGCTTTCACCGACTAGGCTAGGTAAATAAACCCCGCTACCTAAAAATCGCCGATTAACTTTGCGCCAGCTACTAGCATCACGAGCATTACACGTTGCTTTCACAAACTCACGTAGCACCTCACGCCAATCAACCTCAGGCTCTAGCAATTCACCTAGCTCTCGGCTTAGTCCACCTGCACCACTGCCATATACCTTGTTGTAGGTAATCAGTCCTTGACGTATAGCTTGGTCTACCTCACGTTGTAATGCTTCGGCTTCCTCTTTAGTGAGATTACCTGCACCCTCCCAATCGTGGTCATCCATACCGCCTTTGCCACCACCATAGCCACCCTCAGGTTCCTCATCTTTAAGTATGTCATACACCTGCTTCACGTTCATATTTCTGAAGCGTTCATCAAGCAGACCAATAGCCTTACCCTCAAACGTAGGCATCTTAAGTAAACTACCCGTCTTGTCCATGTCCATAATCTGCAAGTTAATCACGTAGTCGCAAGCCATGTTCGTTAGCTGTCCATCCTGCTTGGCTAGCCTACTCCACGTAGTCAGATGTCGGTATGCTTTGTGCAAGGTTTCGTGCAACACTACAAATGTTAGCTCTTTATCATCTAAGCGTTTCACGAACTCACGACCATACATCTCATCACGACCATTGGTGCAAGCAGTTGGCACAAAGATACTGTCCGTTATACTTGTCTTACCCACAGTCATCAAGCCCGACCATAAGGCAAACATAGGGTTACGCATAATGCCAATCTTAATCTTACTAAGTCTGCGTTCCTCTTTGTCCTTGGGCATGGCTTCCTCTGTTGTTACTGCGTTTTGTAACATTGTTACACTCCTTATAGTAAATCTTCGTTTTTAGCTACCCACTCAGTAAACTTAGTAGAGGCAAATGCCACCGCTTGTTTCTGTGGGTTCTTGGCTATGTTGATTGCAAAACACGCTTGCCACTCAGGATTGAAGCGTTCCAAGTATTCCATGAATGGATTGATTGCGTCTTTAGTCATCTTAGTGATTGCGCTAAAAATAACGATTGCGCTTGCACCTGCCGTGTCAGGCACAGTAGCGGTCTTAGGCGAGGAGATGATAGTTCCCCACTCAGGCAGTTGGTCTGAGTAATCTATGTATGCTTGCATATCTCTACTTGCACTCTCTCCGATTGCGCCCGTCATGGCACAAATTAAGCTGTCGCTATCAATACTCTTACGCTGTTTCACAATGTTACTTACTCGTTCAAGACTGCGAGGCGATACAAAGGCGGTCTGCATCTTGCGAGGGTTGTATATGTATGGGTTCTCATCTTGATTGCCCTCAGTATAGCTAGCCAACGCATGAGGGAATTGTCTAACCCATGCAATAACCTCAGGTGCAATATCATTGTTCAATGCCCACTCAATCCACTCATCAGCATCAGGCTTCCTGACGTTCAACGGGATAATACGATTGCGACTATGTGCTTTCAGGTTATCACCTACACCATCACTGGATAGGTTGCCTGTTAGAAAGATAACGCTGTCAGGGTTAATCGGTATATCACCTAAGCGTGGGTTATGCACCTCTAGGGATGGGTGTAGCATATTCATTACAGGCTGTGCACCCTTAGTGTATTCGTCATACATCATAATGACAGGCTTACCCGTATGTATTTTGAACTGTGCGTTTGGGTAATACGCAGTTGTTTTTGTTTCGTGATTGATGACAGGCATAGCGATATCACCCAAGTCCATGTTAGGCACATCAATGTATGCCACCTCATGTGTAGGTAGTTTGCTACTTATCATTTTCATTAGAGAACTTTTACCAATTCCCGGCTCACCTTGTAATAAGTATCGGTTCATTGGAGTTGCGAGTATGATGTCGCACGCTTGCTTTAGAGTTACTGATTTACCAAAATTTAATTCAGCCATGATATTTCCTTTCCAAGTTAAGATTAACTACACTATTTACTACTCTCATTTGCGTAACATTGTTACGCCTTACTACTACTTCTTTTTATTATTTATATCTAATTGTATCACAATTTGCTAGGCTTGTCCAGTAATCCTGTCCTAAGTCCTTGATTTCATTACACAATATATCTGCCCTTGTGGTATGCGCCCCAACCTCTGCGCCATAAGTGCCCATACCTATCCCTGCGTTGCCCTGTTTCGTCAGGCTTCGCAACCATTACCTTGTCCCTATGCAAGCCCATTATCAGTTTGTCTAGCGTAGGCGGTAGCTTAGTAGCATCATCAAGCGCAAACACCTGTCTGTTCCAATCAAATGACGCACATGAGGGCACTAGCGCAGTGAGCACCTTGTAATAAGACTCAAACCTCTCATCAGATTTGTCGTTTAAGCACTTGTTTACCAGTTTCGCCGACTTAGCAAAGTCATCCCTTGCCGACCACCACCCACCATCCAGACGGAACGCACCTAAGTTAGTATCATCCTCCTGTAACGCCGCCCTGTTTACCCTAATCTCACCTATCAGCTTGGTATAGTTACGGAAATACTCATATATCTCAGCGTATTTAGCTCTCAGTTCACCCAACACCTTGCGATTTAGTGTATGCGTTACCACAGGTTTGCAATCTGTTATCTCCCACCTAGCCTTGTCATATATACTTGACGCACCCTTAACACGTTTCATCCGCATTGTGTCAGTTGGTAGTAGCTTCGCATACTTGCTTTGGTCATTCACATCTTTAGCCGCAACCATCAACCCGTAGTCATGTATCCACGCACCAACCCCGTTATACCTACCGAATATGTCCGATACAAAGTTAGCTGTGCTCGTAGTGTTATAAGAGTAGTTCCTTACCTCAATCTCACCATTCTTATAGAACGTAACGACAGGCTCATTGTGCATGATGCACACTATTGCTTCATTGGGCTTACCCTCGTTTATCCTATCTATTTGAAACCATGTGTTGCGCCTCAAGCCTAGCGGTCTTTTACCTGCATTGTGGTTGATTGTTGGTAGTTCGTTCTTTGACGCATCTGCCTTGTAGTTTATAGTCCGTATCGGCTCAACCTCCTCATACCTAGCTAACGCTTCATCATAAGACAGCAATCTCGGTATCCCTGAGTTGCGACTGTATCCGTAAAAGCTCATACCACACCTCCTATCTCGTAGCTTTCATACACTTCAACATCTACATCCACTAACACATCCTCATTTAGCGTTTCAACTGCTATATCCTCAGCTTCCTCTAGGCTATCCGCCACAGTTAAAACCTCATACATCTCAGTTCGCCTAACAAACACTTTATACATACTCATATCACACCTCCTATTATTAACGCCATGATAAATACACACACCCAAAACACTACCTTGTCCATCAAGTCTGCACTCATATTGTTTCCTCCTCTCATTTATAATCAACCCAAAAGTCTGCATCACCCTCAATGTCGGTATGCCCCAACACATCAAGCACTAGCTCTCTCACTTGGCTGTCCTCTCGGATAGCTTTAACTGCGTTGTTCCTGTTGTCCTTCTCTAGCCCGTATGCCTCGGCTAGCTCTCTCGTATTAAATACTCTGTTTGTTTTGCGTAACACTGTTACGGGTTTCGGTTTACTCATTTTGTCCCCTCCCTTGATAACATAGCTTGCACATAGCCAATACACCAAAAATGCCTTTGTTCATCACTACAACCACTACCCCATTCACCATACCCACCCCACTCTACCGCACATTTATCCTCCCATGCGTAGAACGCTTCTTTGGCTTGTTCGTATAGTTCTGCTTCACTCATCTGTGTTCTCCTTTTTATCGTCTTCCCACCCAGTTTCGTATGCCATGTCCCACCCATTATTATGGTAGTCCTCTAAGTCTTTTATATGGGTTTCAATCTCTTCGGTAACGCAGTCGGGTAAATGAAAGGCATGTAGTTGCTCAGTCGTTCCATCTTCCCACTCCACTTGCACATACCACTGCTTTAATTTCTTTTCACTCATCTCACTAACCCTCCCTTGTTGTTCAGACCTGTCAGGTCATCTTTGTTTGTTATCAGTATGTAGTTGCTCTTGTGCATGGGTGCCACGCACCAACCGAGCCTAGCCTTAACTGCTTCGGCTTCACCACACGCCATGCAGGTGCGCTTACCTATCTCCCAACGTCTTGCATCTACCGATGCCCCACATCCCCAACACTCGTAGTTACTCATCACTCTCTCCCATAAACTTATCTATCCACCTCGTTGCCTTGACGTATGCTTCCATCTCATCCCTTGCGAATATCCTAAGCCAGTTAGTTTCTTTTCTAACAAAGCCATTCCACACATCACCGCTAAGCTCTACGTTGAACGGCACGTTGTCCTCATCACTGCCATCAAACCAAAACTTATCCTTCTTCACCTCGGCTACTACCTCTAGCACTCGCACCTTGCCCATGATTACCTCGCTTGTTCTTGGTTGTTCTTGGTTGTTCTCAGTTGTTGCCGTAACACTGTTACGGGTTTGGTTTGTTCTATGCGGCAAGCGGTTCGCCTCGCATTATTAAGTATCGTGTATAGCCACCTGCTGTAAACACCTCACGCATCTGTTCTGTTGTTAGATATTTCATTGGGTTGTTCATTGGGTTGTTCATTGTGCTTGTGTTTGGTCTGCACTTGTTTTGGTGTCGTGTAGTTGTTACGCTGTATTTATCGCTATTGCCAAGCCACACACCTTTACCCGTTACGTTACCTAACTCATCAACAACACTCGCCTCTGCGTCAAAGATATACATAGGGAAATGATACCCATACGAATACACACTATATAAACTGCAATATGTATCGTTCCTCCACTCGGCAAACACGCTGTTGCCCTTAAACGGCATACGGAAATTAACCAAACTGCTCATCTCATTCAAAGTAACCATATCAAAAACTCCTTATATGTTAGCGGTGCTATGCACGACTGGCTCATTGTCTTTTTCTACTAGCACGACTGTTATTTCATACGATTTTTTAGCACCCATCATTCGTGCGCCTTTTTGCTGTGCTTCGTAAGAACTGTTAGCCTCAACAAAACCTCTGCGGTTATACTTATCAATCACCATATATCTACACATATCAAAAACTCCTTATAAAAATCTAACAATACAAAACTGCTGTAACAATGTTACGCAGGGCAAAACCTGAAATTAAAATCTAACAATGTAATACAATGTTATAAAACTACCCTACAACTCCCAATGTTTCTAACATTGTATTCTATTTAGCCCTGTTTGTCAAGAAATCCGTATTCCGTTTTGTAATGTTAGAAAAATTCGGGGTAATGTTAGAGAATAATGTTATAAAGTTAGAAAAGTGAAAAACAAAATCTAACAATAGGAATGGCGTAAAATAAGGTGTTAGAGCTATATTGTTATAAAGTTATAATGTTAGAAAAAATATATATACCTTTAGAGAATTATTTTGTGTAATACGTTTTGCCCTTCGTTCTCTTGCAAATTCTCTAGCGCATTTTAATTTTCTAACTTTTCTAACAATATGCCCTCAAACCCATTGAAAATTTTGTAAGTCCTTGATTTTACAGCGTTAGATTTTCAAAAACACTTTTCTAACAATAGCCCTACTTTTCTAACAATGTAGTAAAATCAAAGACTTACAAATTCACTTTTCTAACAATACGCAAAACTTTTCTAACATTACGTTTTTACCCTCTCCCTCACCCTCCCTCTCACTCTCTAGGGAACTATCACAACAAAATCGCAAAAAATAAAGGGCAGGATTTCCCTGCCCTTCGGTGTAACATTGTTACGCTTAGCTTGCCTTCGTTGCCTCGGCAAATACCTTAGCCAATACCTTGTTAGCTAAACTCTTATCCCAATCACAAGCGCCAGCTAGTAACTGCGCAAACTCAAAGGCTTCGGCGGGTAATTCTACTGCTTCGGCTTTATCGGCTTCGCCTTGCGCCTTTGCTTGCTCTTTCGCTTTCGCTTCGGCTTCGGCTTCGTTTGGGTAAGCTAGTTTCCAAGCCCAATCACGTATTCGTTTCCAAACCACACGCCCATTGGTGTGCCCCTTCTCGGCAAGCGTATCAACCACAAGCGCACGCTGTATGCGCACCTCATCTGATAGCGGTGTCTTTTCTTTGCTATCTACCTCAAACCAATTCTTTTCACCGAATGTAAGCATAAAGTATTCATTAAGCAAGCCCGCTTGCTTCTCAGTTGCGCCATAAGCACTGGCTGTGGCTTCGGCTAATACGTTGGCATTGTTGCGAAGCTCACCTTGTAACATTGTTACAGCCTTGTTTGTTTTAGTAGTGTTTGTCATATCAAAAATCCTTTATATATAAGTAAGTAAGTAATGTTGTCTGCACCTCGTTGCCTCAGTGCATGGTTGAAACTATAGCAAATCGGAATACAAATGTCAAGCATCCAGTCGTGGCGCGGGTTTCAGAGGTGGGGGCGACGGGGGCACCCCCCAAATGAGGGATTAGGAGTCCCACTCCTACCTATACAGTGTATTTTGCACATTAGATATCCATTTTTTAGAAAGACCCCCCCTATGCTAATTGGAATACAAGACCCCCCACCCCCTATATTTTTAGAAACACCCCCCATAAGGGGACCCAAAAGAAACTTGACAACCCAGGTAATATATTCTATAAAGACACAAGTGCAGGGTGGTCCCCCTCTATGTGGACGTTCTTGGGTAAGAAGCTAATTTATACTCATTGTGTATGCTGACCCCATAGACTCCAACTCCCAACTACCCTGCACACCCTATTTTTGAACTGCGAACACAAGAAACGCGATGAAAATTAAACCAGAATTAACTTCTGACGTGCCGTTACCGTACGACAATGATGAAGAGGTCCCCAAAACTTTTGAAGACGAGCTCTTTGTTGCAGCAAACACATCAAAACTACTAGAAGAATTGGGAGCAGTGCCTCAATTCGACGACGAAACAGCCCGGCAAACCACCTCCTTACTAGAAAAAGCGCTAAAAAATAAAGACAAGAAGGCTCTAGTCAAGCCTGAGGTAGCGTATGGTGCGCGACAGTTCGTTGAGCTATACGGTAAACGACTGGCATTAGAGACTACAGAGATAAGAACTGCAGTTACAAACAAGCTTTTGGAGCTAGCGAACTGCGGAGACACAAGATACGAGCTAAAAGCCCTGGAGTTACTAGGTAAACACTCCGACATTGCCCTATTTACTGAGCGAAGCGAAGTTACAATCAACTATAAGTCCTCGAGCGACCTAGAAGAAGCTATCAAGGAGCGAGTCAAGCGCCTACTGAACGCCAAAGTGGTAGAGTCAGTGCCAATTTCCATTGAAGACTTGGATGATGAGCTAGGTATAGCCGGAAATTCCATAATAGAACACGAGCCTGACGAAGAAAGTGCAGAAAACTAAACTAATAGTTTAGTTCTAAGGATAAAAGTAAACCGATGGCACAAAAACAAGGGCTCCAAAGCATAAACCTCAAAGATATACCCAAGATCCTGCCTTTGCTCGATGAAGCGGAGCAGGCGAAGCTGTTAGAAGACTTAGAGCAGCTAGAACTTCTTAAGGGTAAGGAGATGGCACAGCACAAGTTCATGGAGTTTGTGCGCAGAGTGTGGCCGACGTTCATATCAGGGAGACATCATGCCAAAATGGCCGATGCGTTTGAGAGAGTGGCTAGTGGAGAGATTAAACGGCTTATTATTAATATGCCACCTCGTCATACTAAGTCTGAATTTGCTTCTTATCTACTGCCTGCTTGGTTTTTGGGTAAGTTTCCTGGAAAGAAGGTTATACAAACTTCTCACACGGCTGAATTGGCTGTGGGCTTTGGCCGTAAAGTACGAAACTTGGTTGACTCAGATGTATATAAGAATATATTTCCTGGGGTTGGCTTACAATCGGACTCCAAGGCAGCTGGGCGTTGGGCTACAAACCACGGGGGCGACTACTTCGCTATCGGTGTCGGAGGTGCTGTTACTGGTAAGGGCGCTGATATACTCATTATTGACGACCCGCACTCAGAACAAGAGGCAGCCCTAAGCGAGACTAACCCAGAGGTCTACGACAAGACATACGAGTGGTATACATCAGGTCCTCGGCAACGGTTACAACCAGGTGGTGCCATCATAATGGTGATGACGCGGTGGTCAAAGAAAGACTTAACCGGTCAAGTAGTAAAAGCAGCGGCGCAGCGCAGCGGAGAAGATTGGACAGTTATTGAGTTCCCTGCCTTGTTTGAGGGAGACAGACCGCTGTGGCCTGAGTTCTGGAGTGTAGAAGAGCTGGTAGCCCTGAGAGAAGAGTTACCCACATCCAAGTGGATGGCACAGTACATGCAGAACCCGACATCAGAAGTGTCGGCCATTATTAAGCGCGAGTGGTGGAGGGAGTGGGAAGAAGATACTCCCCCTTATTGTGAATTTATAATACAATCATGGGATACGGCATTCCTCAAATCAGAACGGGCTGACTATAGCGCGTGTACGACGTGGGGGGTGTTTTACAAAGAAGATGACACGGGACTCTTACAAGCTAATATAATACTGCTAAATTCGTTTAAAAAGCGAATGGAGTTTCCTGAGTTAAAGAAAAAAGCTTTTGCAGACTACAATGAGTGGAATCCGGATGCACTTATAGTAGAAGCAAAGGCCACTGGTGCACCGCTCATATTTGAGTTGCGGGCGATGGGTATTCCAGTACAAGAGTTTACGCCATCTAGGGGTAATGACAAGATTGCACGTCTAAATGCGGTAGCCGATATATTCGCCTCAGGGCACGTATGGGTTCCTCAAACCAGATGGGCAGAAGAGTTAGTAGAAGAAGTAGCATCGTTTCCGTCAGGCGAGCATGATGACTTGGTTGACTCGATGTCGCAGGCACTGCTGCGCTTTAGACGAGGTGGATTTATTAAGTTGGCGTCTGATGAACCTGACGAGGTTCGAGAGTTCAGACGTAAAAAAGTATACTATTAAGGAATAGATCATGGCAATAGAAAAATCACTGTATGAGGCCCCTCAGGGGATAGAAGCTTTAGACCAAATGAATCAGGACATACCCGAGATTGAAATTGAAATCGAGGACCCTGAGTCTGTATCTATTGGGGTTGATGGCGAAGAGATTCTTTCGATGGAGAAAGGCGAGGATGAAGACGAGTTCAACATGAACTTGGCAGAAGAGATGTCCGAGTCTGAACTTCAGATGCTAGCGTCTGACCTATTAGGTGATTTTGATGATGACATATCTAGCCGCAAAGACTGGATGCAGACTTATGTAGACGGCCTAGAGTTATTAGGCATGAAGATAGAAGAGCGTTCGGAACCTTGGGAAGGCGCCTGTGGTGTGTACCACCCGCTAATGAGCGAAGCGCTAGTTAAGTTCCAAGCCGAGACCATGATGTCTACGTTCCCTGCAAGTGGTCCGGTTAAAACCCAGATTATAGGTAAAGAAACGCCAGAGAAGAAAGCGGCAGCTGTTCGTGTGCAGGACGACATGAACTACCAACTAACAGATGTGATGAAAGAATACCGCCCTGAGCATGAACGCATGTTGTGGGGCCTAGGCTTAAGCGGTAACGCCTTCAAGAAAATCTACTTTGACCCATCATTAAACCGTCAAGTATCCCTGTTTGTACCAGCTGAAGACATGGTTGTGCCATACGGCGCGTCTAACCTAGAGTCATCAGAGCGTGTAACCCACGTAATGCGTAAGACAGAGAACGAGTTAAAACGCCTACAGAACGCTGGGTTCTACCGTGATGTGGACTTAGGTGAGCCAACAACAGCCCTTGATGAGATTGAGAAGAAGATTGCTGAGAAGATGGGCTTCCGAGCTACATCTGACGACCGCTTCAAAGTCCTTGAGATGCATGTACACTTAGACCTACCAGGCTTTGAGCATGAAGAAGACGGTGAACAAACAGGCATTGCTCTACCATACGTGGTGACTATAGAGAAGGGCACACAAAACGTATTAGCAATCCGCCGTAACTGGGAGCCTGATGATGAAACCTACAAGCCACGCCAACACTTCGTACACTATGGATATGTTCCTGGGTTTGGTTTCTATTATTTTGGCCTTATCCATCTTATTGGTGCTTTTGCTAAGTCTGGTACTAGCCTTATTCGCCAACTTGTGGACGCGGGTACTCTATCCAATCTACCAGGCGGCTTTAAAGCTCGTGGACTACGTATTAAAGGTGATGACACCCCGATAGCCCCAGGCGAGTTCCGTGACGTGGATGTACCAAGTGGCTCAATCCGCGATAACCTAATGGCATTGCCATACAAGGAACCAAGCCAAACATTGATGGCCTTGTTGAACCAGATTGTAGAAGATGGCCGTCGTTTTGCTAATACCGCAGACTTGCAAATCAGTGATATGTCGGCGAACAGCCCAGTAGGTACCACACTAGCTATATTAGAGCGCACACTTAAAGTGATGTCAGCAGTACAAGCCCGCATCCACTACTCTCTAAAACAAGAGTTAGGCTTGCTTAAAGGCATCATTGCAGCTTACACACCAGAAGACTACGACTACGAGCCAACAGAGGGCTCACGCCTAGCTAAACGCTCAGACTACGACAATGTGGACGTGATCCCAGTATCTGATCCTAATGCCTCAACTATGGCACAGAAGATTGTGCAGTATCAAGCGGTAATGCAGTTAGCCCAACAATCTCCACAGCTATACAACATGCCGCTACTACACCGTCAGATGCTAGAAGTCATGGGCATTAAGAACGCGCAGAAGCTAGTACCGATGGAAGAAGACCATAAACCACAAGACCCAGTGTCAGAGAACCAAGCTATATTGGCTCAAAAACCGGTCAAAGCGTTTATTGCCCAAGACCATCAGGCACACATTACTGTCCATATGTCAGCAATGCAAGACCCAAAAATCATGGAGTTGCTACAAAACAACCCAGGCGCACCGGCCTTACAAGCTGCAATGCAAGCGCATATTAACGAACACTTGGGCTTCGAGTATCGCAAACAGATAGAGTTACAATTAGGCTTTAACTTGCCTCCACAACACGACGAGTCTGGTGAAGAAACACCGATGGATCCAGAAGTAGAAGCACGTTTAGCTCCGATGTTGGCTCAAGCTGCACAGCAACTATTGCAGAAAAACCAAGGCGAAGCGGCTCAACAGCAAGCTCAACAGCAAGCTCAAGACCCTGTTATCCAGATGCAACAGCAAGAGCTACAACTTAAAGGTCAAGAGCAACAACGCAAAGCTGCTAAAGACCAGACAGACGCTCAGCTTAAAGCTTCACAACAACAGATTGAGCGGGAGCGCATTGCGGCACAAGAACGTACGGCTGCAGAACAACGCAAGGCTGACCTGTTAAAAGAAGCTGCTAGGTTAGAAGCTGATAGAAGTCGAGATGAGGTAAACAAAGGGGTTGATGTCCTTAAACACTTGTCAACACAACACTCACAAGAGCAACAACAAGCCAAGAACATACAGCATCAGACTCGCCAAAACGAGATGAATCGCACTAATCAGAAACCTAAAGAAGGGGGCAATAGATAATGGATGCATTAGATGTACTTATCGAACAAGCCGATGAAAAAGTACAACAGCTACAAGAGGCTGTGAGTTCTGGAAGGGCCGAAACCTTTGAGGAATATAAAAGAATTTGCGGTGAGATTAAGGGTCTTCTCATTGCAAGGGGGTACGCACTAGACCTGAAACAAAGACTGGAGAAGTCCGATGAGTAGTATAAATTTAGCTCAAGCACTAGATTTATCTAAGATGGCAGAAGATGCCAAAAAAGAAGCTAAAGAAGAAGCGGAGATACGAGCAATCGTAGGCGATGCAACTGAAGTAGAAAAAGCAGCACAGTTACCTAAGCCATCAGGCTACCATATATTATGCGCAATCCCAGAAATGGAGAAAGAGTATGAGAGTGGTCTTATAAAGGCTGATGAAACAATCCGTATGGAGGAGACATTAACTACAGTTCTATTTGTGGTTGACCTTGGTCCGGACTGTTACAAGGACGAGAAGAAGTTCCCAAATGGTCCTTGGTGCAACAAAGGTGATTTTATCCTAGTACGACCAAACTCAGGCAGTCGCCTAGTTATCCACGGTCGTGAGTTCCGTTTAATAAATGATGATACGGTGGAAGCTACAGTTGCTGACCCACGCGGTATCAAGCGCAAATAAAGGAGTACAAGATGCCTGAATTTGAAAAAGATGAGTTTAAGTTCCCAGACGAAGCAAAGGCTAAGCCAGAAGCTGAGGACAGTTATGAAATAGAGGTAGAAGACGATACCCCCGCAGAAGACCGTGGTCGGGCGCCTATGCCAAAACCAATCGTAGATGAACTAGATCGAGATGAACTAGACCAATACGATGAAAAGGCTAAAGAAAGACTTAAGCAAATGCGTAAGGTGTGGCACGATGAGCGACGTGAAAAAGAGTCAGCTCATAGAGAACGCCAAGAAGCTATCAACTTTGCACAAAAGCTGATGAATGAAAACAAACGTATCAAGGAAATTTTAAGCACTGGCGAAAAAGAGTACGTATCAACAGTACAAAATGCAGCCAATATGGAGCTTGAAATGGCTAAGAAAGCATACAAAGAAGCCTATGATTCTGGCGACTCCGATGCTTTAATTGATGCCCAACAAGCAATGCAAGAAGCAAATATTAAAATTGTTCAAGCACAAAATTTTAAATTACCCTCTTTACAAGAGGAAGATTATAGTGTACAACAGCAATATCAAGAAAGACCCCAGGCGCCTCAAGCCCAACCAGATGCCAAGTTAAACGCGTGGCAAGAACGCAACTCTTGGTTTGGTCAAGATGAGGAGATGACTGCAGCGGCATTAGGCTTACATGAAAAGCTTAAACGCACAGGCGTAGCTATTGGGTCCGACGAGTATTACAGCACATTGGACAAAACGATGCGCAAACGGTTTACTGAATATTTTGGTGAGCCAGAAGACCCGCAACAGAAGACTGAATCCCCTCGTTCAAAACCGAGCACGGTAGTTGCACCTGCATCTAGAAGTACATCTTCTAATAAGATCAGATTAAAAGCCAGTCAAGTCCAGTTGGCAAAGAGACTTGGATTAACGCCGGAGCAATATGCTCAAGCGGCACTTAAATTGGAGGCCCAAAATGGCTGAGAATAGATTAACACGCGAGTTAGAAACCAGAGCAGTAGAAGAACGTCCTAAACAGTGGGCGCCACCAGAGCTGCTTCCAGAGCCAGACAAACAGGCTGGGTATGCATACCGCTGGGTTCGTGTATCCTTAAATAACCAGGCAGACCCTCGTAACGTATCTGCGCAGATGCGTCAAGGTTGGGAACCTGTTAAATTAGAAGAGCAACCTAAATTTCAACTGTTAGTTGATCCCAATAGTCGATTTAAAGACAACATTGAGATTGGCGGATTGTTATTATGTAAGGCCCCTGCTGAGATGGTAGCACAACGTAGTAATTACTACGCTAAACAAACCCACGCTCAATCAGAAGCCGTTGATAACAATTTAATGCGCCAAAGCGACGCACGTATGCCTTTATTTAAAGAAGGTAAATCGTCCTCAAGCTTCGGCAAAGGAAATTAATTTAAATTATATTAGGAGTTTATTATGGCATATCCATCAGTAAGTGCTCCATATGGCTTTAAACCACTAAACCGTTTAGACGGCTTACCATACGCAGGTGCTACTCGTCAGTACCCTGTTACATCAGGTCAAGCAATCTACAATGGTCAACCAGTAGTTTTAGTCAATGGCGGCACAGTATCAGGTGATTCAAACTTAACAGCAGGTGTAATTCTTGGCGTTGCAGTAGGTGTTCAATACACAAACTCATCTGGTCAAACAGTGCAAGCGCAATACGCACCGGCTTCAGGCGTAACTAACGTTATTGCTTATGTAGTTGATGATCCATTTGCAGTGTACAAAGTTGCAATCACAGGTAACAACTCAACAATTACTGGCGCTGCCGCTACTATTGTTGGTACTAACGTTACAGGTATTGTAGGCACACCAAGCGCAACAACAGGCAATGCTACATCATCTATCTATGGTGGTTCAGCAGCAGCCGACGCTACTTTCCCATTCCGCGTTATTTCTGTAGTTCCTGAAACTGTAGACGTAAACGGTTTGTACACAGAAGCAGTTGTTAAGCTAAACTTGTCACAACTATTGTCAACAACTGGCACAACAACTTAAGGAGATAAAACATGGCTATTTCACGCGCACAGCTCCTTAAAGAGCTATTACCAGGTCTTAACGCATTATTCGGTTTAGAATATGCCCGTTACGGCGAAGAGCACCAAGAGATCTACGAAACTGAAACTTCAGAGCGTAGCTTCGAAGAAGAAACCAAATTGTCTGGCTTCTCTGCTGCACCAGTTAAAAACGAGGGTTCTGCCATCGCTTATGACAATGCACAAGAAGCATGGACTGCTCGATACAACCACGAAACTATTGCTTTGGGCTTCAGCTTAACTGAAGAAGCTATCGAAGATAACTTGTATGACTCATTGTCTGCACGTTATACAAAAGCATTAGCTCGTGCTATGGCTTACACGAAACAAGTGAAAGCTGCAAGTGTATTGAACAACGGTTTTGACACAGACTACGCAGGTGGCGACGGCGCTGCATTGTTCTCAGCTACCCACACGTTAGTAGGTGGCGGTTCAAACAGCAACATCCCGACAACTCCAACAGACTTGAACGAAACTTCATTGGAAAATGCTGTTATTCAAATCGCTGCTTGGACTGACGAGCGTGGCCTATTGATCGCTGCTAAACCTAAGAAATTGATTGTTCCACCAGCATTGCAATTTACCGCAACTCGCTTGTTGGAAACTGAACTTCGTGTATCTACTGCTGATAACGATATCAACGCGATCAAAAACAATGGTTCTATCCCAGAAGGTTATACAATTAACCACTTCTTGACCGATACGAATGCATGGTTCTTGACAACTGATGTTCCTAACGGCATGAAACACTTTGTTCGTACTCCATTGAGTCAATCTATGGACGGTGACTTTGACACCGGTAACGTTCGCTATAAAGCCCGTGAGCGTTATTCATTCGGCTGGTCAGATCCATTAGGTATGTATGGTTCACAAGGCTAAGTTTTAGCTACGTGAGATTAAGGGGACTTCGGTCCCCTTTTTTAATGGTTTTCTGTATTGTAACGTGTACAAAAAAGAGCAGAATGTAAACACATACACACGGTGTGTATAAAAAACAGGAGAATTTGAACATGTGGACTACACCAGCAGCAACAGAAATGCGTTTTGGTTTTGAAGTAACTATGTACGTAATGAACAAATAAGTTATAATACCTATGGGTCTGACCCAAGAGTTACCCGTAGGGTAGCGAACCCCCCTAATGATTTCGATTATTAGGTGCAAACCCCTTCGGGGGTTTTGCTTTTTCAGGCGGTTAAGCCGACACTAGAGGATGTAGTAAGTAACGAGTTTTTCGGCTTTCTGCGTTACATGTAACAACTACCAAATCTACGCCTACTTCTCTGTAATTTGACCCGCCTTTAATTGGCGTTCTTCGTGGTGGTGCTTGCGGTGGCAGTTGGCGCATAGTACTATGCACTTTGATTCTATTTCTTCCCTTGCTACCTTATAAGCTCCATTCTGAGCTAGTTCGCTTATTTTTCTATTAGCTGGGTCTTTTACTAAGTGGTGAAAATCTAATGCAGCTGGGTGGTTCTCACCACAGTTAACGCAGGCTAATGTAGCTTTGTAAGCTTCCCATTGGGCACGTTTCTTTATCTTACCTAGTCTAACACGCTCTATTTGGGCTGGCTTATTATTATCATAATGCTTCTTTGAATATATCTTTGCTTTGGCTTTTCTAACCGCCGGATCTTTAAATGGCATAAATATCTCAACAAATAGTTGACGAACCTCTAATATAATAGTATAAAGACAATACGTCTAGGAATATTTTACTCATACAGACAGACCTAGCTGACGTTATAGAGACTGTATGAGGATGTGCTATAACACAAGGAATTCATCATGGCAAAAACCACGTTCAGCGGCCCAGTCGCGTCTTTAAATGGCTTTATCGGCGGTACAGCAACAGATCCAATCGTTGTAACCACTGCTCAAAACATCAACTCTTCATACGCTACTACAACAGCTACATCTGGTGATACACGCTTAGCTTATGACAAATTAACATTCGCAGGTGCTGGTGCTGGTGAAACACTACGTGCATTCTCAGTAGTAACAGGCGACCAAGGTGCTGGCCAAACAACAAACGGTGCACACATCTCTACAGAAGTTAACTCAGGTGGTTCAATCTCAGGCGCAGCAAACGCTGTACGTGCAACCCTAGGCGGTACTGAGGCTTCTCCAGGCGGTACTTTAGCAGTATTGCAACTAGACACTAACTACACAGTTAACGTAGGTCTTCCAGCTACATCTTCATTTATTCGTGTAACTGATTCAGGTTCAGCTACTGGCGAAGTTAATACATTAATCAACATCGAAGCTGGTCCAGCGGCTACAGTTGCTCCAACAGCTAGTGCAGTGGCAGCGTCCCCATCAAAAGTACTTAAAGTGATGATTGGTGGTACAGCCTACTACATCCCAGCATACGCTTCATTTACTGGCTAATTAATCTTGGGGCTTCGGCCCCTCTTATAATCTAAGGAGATTAATTATGGCAATGCAATATGATGTAAAGCAGGCGCACCTAAACTCTAGCGGCTATTTTGTAAACTACCCAGTACGGGTTAAAGGTGTATCTTATTTAGGCAGCAATACCGCAGGGTATGTTGTTTTATTTGATACTTCTGCAGTTCCTGTAACGGCTAGTGTAACTTACGCTCAAAGTGGTAATACTGTAACAGTAACCAAAACAGCTCACGGGCTTAGTACTGGGGATACTGTAGGTATTCATTTTGAAGCTAACGGTTCAGGCATTTCTGCAACTGACGGTACTTACACCATCACAAGAACAGGCGCAGATACATTTACACTTACTGATATCAACTCACGCACAATTACAAGCACTGCGGCAATCTATGCTGTAGGTAGATGGCTAATGACATACGAAACGGCTGCTGGCGATTTGTACAACAACGTTCCGTTTGTTCCAGGTGAGGGAGTACGCGCAGTAAATGGCGTATATGCACAAATATCTAATGTAGCAGCAGCACAAATCTATTATGGCTAAGAAGAACCCATCATTAGCAGTCGGTCGTGGTGAGAAATTACCAGTCTCGAAAGGGGCTGGGCTCACTGCTAAAGGTCGTGCCAAGTACAACAAAGCAACGGGGTCTAACCTAAAAGCCCCACAACCAGAAGGTGGTCCACGCAAGAAATCATTCTGTGCACGTATGTCAGGAATGCCGGGCCCTATGAAAGATGAAAAAGGCCGCCCTACAAGGAAAGCCGCCTCACTAAAAAGGTGGAAATGTTAATGTTTAAACACGTAAATGATATTAATGAGCACACGAAGCACATAATGGATTGGACTTCTATAGGTTTGGTAGTAGGGTCACTCTATCAACTTCTTCCTTCAATTGCTGCGTTATTCTCAATTGGTTGGTATTCAATCCGTATCTGGGAATCTAAAACAGTACAAGGTTGGGTTAAGGCAATCAAAGCTAAATTTAAAAAGCAAGCAGATGCCAAGTAGTTCTAAAAAACAACGTAACTTCATGGCGGCAGCTGCGCATAACCCAGCCTTCGCTAAAAAAGTAGGCATACCTACCAAGGTTGCTAAAGAGTTTAATCAAGCCGATAAAGGCAAAAAATTTGTAGGAGGCGGTATGGCTAAAGAAAACAGTAAAATGGATATGGCGCAAGACAAAAAAATGGCTAAAAAGGCTATTGGTATGCACGATAAACAATTACATGGTGGCAAAAAAACTGACCTAACTAAGCTTAAAGGTGGCGGCTGCACTAAAATGGCTAAAGGCGGCGGTATTGAGAAAAAAGGTAAAACCAAAGGACGGATAATCTAATGGCTAAGAAATTTGGAGAACCTGGGGATAACCTAGTACAGGGCGCTGGTAGGTTTGGGGGTAGTACCGGTGCAGGTAGGTCTATGGGTAGTGGCTCTGACTCACGTGCGGATATAGCTAAACTGAATCAAGAATACAAAGATTACATGTCGGGGTTACGAAAAGAACGAGGGATGAAAGGGACTAACCCAATAGAACCTAAAAAAGCTGAACCCCTTACTAAAGAACAAATGCGGGCACGTGATAGGGCTAATGCAGAGGTACAGAAACAACTTCCTAGAACCCCACGTAGTCGCGGTGCATTAATTGATGACGTTGCAGAAGAGCTACCGTTTAAAAAAGGCGGTAAAGTATCATCAGCATCTAAACGTGCAGACGGCTGCGCTACTAAAGGTAAAACCAAAGGACGAATAGTATAATTATGAAAGACTACGACGTATGGGATAAGTATCAAGCTGACAAAGCCGCTGATAAAAAAGCTAAAGAACAAGCTAAGTACGAGGCGGGTAAACGTGCGCTAGATTCTAAGTACGACCAACAAAAGAAATCCGAAGAGATTGCTAAAGCTGCTAAAATAAAAATGGCTAAGGATGCAGTCGAATCACATCGTCGTGCGGGCAATCTTGCTGGGGGTACGCCACAATATGTTAAAGATAACGAGGCTCGTATCAAAGCTTATGAAGCTAAGGAAAAGGATAAAAAACCCAAGGCTAAGGCAGAATACAAAATGCCTAAGTCAACTACTCCTGATATGGATACGTCACAAGGTACGTACGGTTCAGCTAGTGGCGAGTCAGGTCCTTCTATGGGTCGTGTAATAAAAGCTGAAAAGGCCGAAACAGCGCCAATCGAAGAAAGAAGTTGGTCAAGCGAAGAAGTAAGTACGCCTAAAGAAGAATCAAGGTTTAGTTCTAGCAATCCTATGGGCATGAAAAAAGGCGGTAAAGTTTCTTCAGCATCTAGACGCGCAGATGGTTGCGCAATACGTGGCAAAACGAGGGCATAATTATGGCAAATAAGAAAATAGAAGCGTGGGAAGCTGAAGTAGACAATGGGTCTGCAACACCTACACCAAAAGTAAAGAAACCTACCTCTAAACTTCCACCGGAAGCAGAATACGATGGCCCTCCAAAAGATTCGAAGGGTAGAGATATAAACCCACGCCCATACAAAAAAGGTGGCTGTGTAAAAATGGCTAAAGGCGGTTCAGCTTCATCTCGTGCAGACGGCTGTGCTCAGCGCGGTAAAACACGCGGTAAAGTGGTTTAGGGGAACAATATGAGAGCTTCTCGCGGAATGGGCGCAATAGCCCCAAGTAAAATGCCTAAGGCTAAAACCATTGTGCGTAAGGATAAGCCTCAGTTTGTTAAAGAGTATAAAAAAGGTGGCCAGATAAAAATGCTTGCCGAAGGCGGTGAGTCTAAGGTCAATCAGGCTGGTAACTATACTAAACCTAGCAAACGCAAAGCGTTATTTAACAGCATTAAAGCTTCTGCCACACACGGCACCGGTGCAGGCCAATGGTCTGCAAGGAAAGCACAACTACTAGCTAAGAAGTATAAAGAGTCAGGTGGCGGCTACAAGTGAGTGCATTAGCTAAAAGTCAGAGGTCTTTAAAAGCTTGGGGCGACCAGAAATGGACTACTAAGTCAGGCAAGAAATCATCTGAGACAGGCGAACGCTACCTGCCAGAAAAGGCAATAAAAGCATTGACCCCTGCAGAATATGCAGCGACAACCAAAGCAAAACGAGAAGGCAAGGCAAGCGGCAAACAGTTCGTAGCCCAGCCTGCTAAGATTAAAAGCAAGGTTAAGCCCTATAGAAAGGTAAAATGATGCATTTATTTAGCGTTGGATTGATATGTGGTTTTGCAGTAGGGATTCAATTCGAGCAAGTAGAGAGCAACAATTACGTTATAATAAGCGTAGGCATATTTGACGTAGTAATTATTTGGTAAAAACATATGACAACTACGGGTACCGCAGTATTTAATTTAGAAGTTAATGACCTCATTGAAGAGGCGTTTGAGCGTTGTGGCAAAGAGCTGCGTACTGGCTATGACTTCCGTACTGCTCGTCGTTCCATGAACTTACTTACTATTGAGTGGGCAAACCGTGGTATTAACCTATGGACAATCGAAGAAGGCTTTATCCCGCTAGTGCAGGGTCAGATTGTTTACGACCTACCAGTAGATACCATTGACTTATTAGACCAAGTAACCCGTACAGGTACAGGCCAAAACCAACAAGACTTAAATATAAATAGAATCAGTGAATCAACCTATTCTACAATACCGAACAAAAACACAACAGGTCGCCCTATTCAGGTATGGATTAATCGTCAGTCAGGTGCTACAACGCCCGATGGAATTAACTACCCAACCATTAACGTATGGCCTGCACCAGACCAAGGTACACTAGAACAACCGTACTACAGATTCGTTTATTGGCGCATGCGTCGTATTCAAGATGCAGGTACAGGTATTACAACCCAAGACATTCCATTCCGCTTCTTAACATGCATGGTTGCAGGTCTAGCTTATTATTTGAGCATGAAGTTACCTGATGTGCCTATGGACCGAGTAGTTGGGTTGAAACAAGAATACGAACAGCAGTTCCAGTTAGCCGCTGAAGAGGACCGTGAAAAAGCTAATGTGCGCTTTGTGCCTCGTAGCATGAACTACTATAGGTAAGTACAATGCCTAGAAAAGACCCAGAAGCTAGAAAGCAATACCAAAAAGAGTATGCGCAAAAAAACAAAGAGACTGCGTATGCTAGGATAAAAGAATGGCGGGAAAATAACCCGGATAAGGTAGCTGCGCAGAACAAAAGGTACGCAGAAAAACACAAAGATGTAATAAATGCTAAATCTAAACGGTGGGTTGCAAACAACCCTGAACGCTCCGCAGAGCTATCTAGAAAAAGTAGATTAAAGCATATGGGTAGGGTATTAGCTAATAAAGCTAAATATATAGCAGCAAAAAAGAACAGAACTCCAAATTGGCTAATGCCAATAGATATATTTGAAATGCAGTGTATATATACGTACCGCGCAAGTTTACAAAGAACTGGGTTAGAATACGAAGTAGATCATATTATACCGATGCAAGGTGAAACAGTATCTGGGCTACACGTACCTGAAAATTTGCAGGTTATACCTAAAGAAGAAAATAGACTAAAGAGCAACAGATATGGGTACTAAATACGCTGCAGGGAAACACTCTATCGCCGAGTGCGATATTTGTGGACAACGGTACAAGTTAACTGAGCTACGTAAGTTGGTTATTAAGACTAAACAGGTTAGTATTAAAGCTTGCCCAGAATGCTGGAATCCAGACCATCCGCAATTGCAACTTGGTATGTACCCGGTCTATGACGCTCAAGCAGTGCGTGAGCCTCGTCCTGATATCAGTTATTATCAATCAGGGCTAAATGGGTTGCAAACTACTAACACCGGTGATTTTGGTACGCCAGAAGGTGGTAGCCGTGAGTTCCAGTGGGGTTGGGCTCCGGTAGGTGGTGCTAGGTTCTTTGATGCAGTATTAACACCAAACTACTTGGCTTCAGTAACATATGTAGGTACAGTAACAATATCAATTTCTTAAGGAGTAACATTATGGCTTATAAATCAGGTGCAGATGGCATCACTAAAAAGGGCAAGACAGTAGGTAAAAACTTAGGCGACTCCGGCCCTACAGCTGGTATCGAAAAAGGCCCTAAAGCTACAGGTAGCAAAGGTGGCAAAACTAATGCTGATATGAAAAAGATGGGTCGTGGTTTAGCTAAAATCGCAGCTCAAAAGAAAGGTTAATCATGGCTAAAAATGACTTCCCAAAAACAACAGGACCTGATGCTTACCCATTAGGTCACGCTACAGAGAATAAAGACGCAAGTTCTTATTCAGGGTTTAAGTTCCCAGCTGGTGGTGGTAACGATATTGGCGTATATAAACAGCCGATGAATAGCCCTAACAGTGCAGATATTAGCTACAGAAAAGACCCTAACCGCATGAAGGCTCAAGAGCTAGAGAAAAATACTCCGGCCATGCGCGTAAGTGCAAGTGATCCAGGTGCTAACCGAGTTAAGACTGACGGTATTACTATCCGTGGTACAGGCGCAGCAACTAAAGGCACTAAAGCTCGTGGACCTATGGCCTAAGGAAAGTAGATGAACTACTCAGAGTTAACCGCAGCAATACAGGACTACACAGAAAATACGTTCACGTCAACGGAGTTAGCCACATTCGTACAAAATGCAGAACAACGCATATACAATACGGTGCAGCTTCCGGCGCTACGCAAAAACGTAACAGGGGCATTAACCTCAGGTAATAAATACTTGGCGGCTCCTAGTGACTTTCTATCTGTGTTTTCTTTAGCGGTTATTACAGGTTACGGCACTGCAAATGAGACTTATGAGTACTTGCTAAACAAGGATGTCAACTATATTCGTGAGGCATACCCAACTCCTGCAGATACAGGCGTTCCGAAGTACTACGCTATATTTGGTCCTCAATCTAATAATATGGATGAGCTTACCTTTATCCTTGGCCCTACTCCAAGCACTGCTTTAACTGCTGAACTGCACTACTTCTATTACCCAGAATCTATAGTTATTTCTGGTACTTCATGGTTAGGTGATAACTTTGATTCTGCTCTTTTATACGGCTCAATCTTAGAGGCTTACACATTTATGAAGGGTGAACCAGACTTAATGGCTAACTATAGACAACGTTACGACGAAGCTATGTTCTTACTCAAACAATTGGGTGATGGCAAAGATAGACAAGATGCATACCGTAGCGGTCAAGTTAGAATGAAAGTGATGTAATGATAAACCAAGGCCAAACAACAAGTTTTAAACAAGAACTGTACGAAGGTATTCACGACTTTCTAACGGACAGCATCTATATTGCTTTGTACGACGGTAATGCAATGCTTACACAGGCTACCACAGTTTATTCCACAGCTAATCAGGTTGTAGGTACGGGGTATACTGCAGGTGGGAAAGAGCTACAAAATGCAACCGTAAACGCGGCTGATGACACGGCATACATAAGTTTTGATAATATTGCCTGGACTAATGCGTCATTTACTGCTAGGTGTGCTTTGATATATAATGCAACAAAAGGTAATAAGTCTATTGCGGTTCTTGACTTCGGGTCAGATAAAACTGTAGTAAACCAAACATTAACTATAACGTTTCCAGCTAACCTACCGGATAGCGCAATTATAAGGTCTTCTTAAATGGTATCTACAGTAGGCGGAGTACTTTTAGGGCAAATAACAGCTACATCAGTATCTGGTCGAGGATTTACTCCAGAAGAACTTGCAGAGCAAACACTAAATAAAATTGTATATATTGGGTCAAATTCGCATCCAGTAATACGAGATCAAGCGGAAGCTTTCCGCGACCAAATTCGTGGGGTTATAGTTCGTTCTATGAAACAAGCAATAGCGTCTAATAATACTACGTTGGCAAACCGTTTCCGTGATGCGGGACACCCTGAATTAATTAAATTATTGGAGAACTAACATGGCTGGATTTACAACCGCAATGCCTACCTCATTTAAGGTAGAAATTTTAAAAGCAGTACATAACTTTAGCAACCCAGGCGGTAACACGTTCAAACTAGCATTGGGTAAAGCCGCTGCGTCATTAACTGGCACATACAATGCTACAACTACAAGCTACGATACACTAACAGGTAACAGTGACGAACTACCAGCTTCAGGCAACTACTCTACTGGTGGTGGTACTTTAGTTTCCGTTACTCCCGTTGCTGACAGCACGACTGCTGTTTGTGATTTTGATAACTACACATGGACAAACGCTACATTTACTACTTCCGGTGGCATTATTTATAACGATACTGCTTCGGGTAATCCTGCTTGTGCAGTTTTGAGCTTTGGCGGCGATCAATCAGTTAGTTCTGGTGACTTCCAAATTCAATTCCCTGCAGCGGCGGCGGCTACAGCTATTATTCGTATTGCCTAATTAAGGTAAAAATGTGGCGACATACTACAGAGGGTGGGGCGAGAGTCCGTGGGGCTATAACGGATGGGGAGGTGTAGCCTCTGCCTATGAAGTAACGGGTGTAAGCGCATCTGGTGCAGTAGGCTCTGTAGTAATAGGTATAGCACCTCAGATAATTGGGGTTGAAGCCACAGGTGAAGTAAGTAATGTCGTAGTATCAATTAGTGAGCTTGAAGACGTTACAGGTGTTGAAGGTACGGGATTTGTTGGCGGTATAACGCCCACTGTTATAAGAACACTTACAGGGGTTGAAGGTACCGGTGCGGTTAACAATGTAGTCATTAGCTACGGGCATGTAGAAATCCCTGTGGGCGTATCAGGAACTGCTGAAATTGGCGGGTTCCAAGTTTTAGTAGACGATATAGTTATACCCGAAGGTGTTGAAGGTACTGGGGCAGTAAATAATGTAGTTACCTTAGCAGCTAAAATTGTGTCTGTTACTGGGGTTGAAGGTACTGGCGAAGTAGACGGGTTTATAACCTATATAGTAACTAAGACTTTGACCGGGGTTTCAGGTACAGGTGCAGTAGATAACGTTGCCATATCAGTTAGCGAGCTAGAAGATGTTACAGGCGTAGAAGCAACCGGATACATAGGAAACGTAGTTCCGTTAATTAGGCGAGAACTTACAGGAGTCGAAGGTACAGGTGCAGTAGGGACTGTAAGTGAGACTACAAGTGAGACAATAATTCCAGACGGAGTTCAAGGCACAGGAGCTATTGGGGTTGTTGAGCTTGTATACGATAGTAACATAAGTGTTACAGGAGTAAGCGGTACTGGGGATGTAGGAAACGTAGTTCCGTTAATTAGGCGAGAACTTACTGGGGTTTCAGGTATAGGTGCAGTAGGGACTGTAAGTGAGACTACAAGCGATACAATAATTCCAGTAGGGGTGCAGGGTACAGGTGCAGTAGGGGTAGTTAAGATTGGCGGGTGGACTATGATAGACGATACACAGAACCCTAATTGGGGTACAATAAATACAGTACAAAGTCCTAATTGGACATTAATAGACGTAGCAGCATAAGGAATAAATATGACGACACAATATTCACCACTACTAGGACTAGCCCTACCGGTAACTGGAGAACTTTCAGGGACATGGGGTGATGTTGTCAACGATAGCATTACAAGTCTTGTTGAAGATTCAGTAGCAAACTTTGCAACAGCTGACGTTACTTCAGGAAACTGGACCCTAACTACAACAGGGTCTGGCGCTACAAATCAAGCTCGTATGGCGGTTTTAATCCCTACGGGTTCACCAGGGGTTTCTAGAAACATTGTGGCTCCAAGTCATAGTAAGACCTATATAGTTATTAATCAATCAGATGATGTGGTTGTACTTAAAGGCTCCGCTACTACTGGCGTTGAAATTCAGTCGTTTGTTGCTGCCGTATGTGCATGGAATGGTACAGATTTTGAGGTAATAAGTGATGTGACTGGGCCAGCTCTTTCTACTGATACTGCTGTTGCAACATTTGACGGTACTACTGGTAAGATAATTAAGAATAATTCAGGGGTTACTATTTCTAGTAACGTAGTTACTGCCTCTGGATTTAGCGGTCCTTTGAATGGCTCTGTAGGGGCTACAACTCCTAGTACAGTAGTCGCAACACAGGTTGATATTACAGCTCAGGGTGATTTAAGGCTTCAAGATACTACAGGCGGTCAGTATGTGGGTTTTCAAGCACCAGGTACAGTGGCATCTAACGTACTATGGACTCTTCCTAATGCAGACGGCACAAGCAGTCAGGTTTTAACTACAAACGGTTCAGGTACCTTGTCATGGACTACCCCAACCGGCGGAATCACAACAGGTAAATCCATTGCTATGGCAATGATTTTTGGCTTCTAAGGAGTAATAAATGGCAAATCCAAACATCGTCGCCGTAACGAGTATATACGGCAAAACAACATACCTTACACCTAGTGGCACGACTGCTGTGGTGCTTTTACCTAACGCCGCGGCTTCTGGTACAGTCATGAAGATTAATCAGATTGTGGCTGCTAACGTGAATGGCTCATCAGCAGTAAACGCAACGGTGTCTATCTACACTAACGGCGCGGTAGCTCAAGGCTCTGCACCTAGTGGTGGTACAGCATACCCAGTCACAAGTACAATTTCCGTGCCTGCTAATGCCTCATTAATTGTTGCAGATAAAACAACAGCGATATACCTAGAAGAAGGTACATCAATCACGGTGACTTCAGGTACAGCTAGCGGCATTACATACTCAGTGAGTTATGAATTAATCGCGGCGTAGGATAATTTTATGTCAATGCGCTATTTAGGTGGGTTCATCTCAGCCTCGTATAACCCTTTGAAGGTGCCTAATGCGCCAACGATAGGAACCGTTACGGCTGGTAACGCACAAGTCTCTGTTGCCTTCACTGCCCCATCTAATGTTGGCGGTGGTGCTATCACATCCTACCAAGTGCTTGTCCGTGATTCTTCTACTGGCGCTACCTTTACAGGTACAGGTTCCGCATCCCCTGTTGTAGTGACGGGCTTAACTAACGGTAACACCTACACAGCACAAGTAGCGGCAATAAACTCTTACGGCCCTAGTGCATTTAGCGCAACGAGTGGAGCGGTAATCCCTGCCATAACATATAATTTATACACGTGGGGTCAAAATACTTTTGGTCAATTAGGTCACAACAATACAATTTCTCGTTCATCTCCAGTACAAGTAGGGAGTGGGTCAATATGGCTTAATGTTGGAACTGGTTATAATGGTACAGTTGCAACTAAACCAGACGGCACGTTATGGGCTTGGGGAACTAACAACAACGGGCAATTAGGCCAAAATAATTTAGTTTATCGCTCATCTCCAGTACAAATAGGTGCACTCACCACATGGTTGAATGTGAGTTCTGGTTCATATGCAAATCTAGCAACTAGAACCGACGGCACTTTATGGTCTTGGGGTAATAATGATCAAGGTCAATTAGGTCAAGGTGATTTAGTTAACCGTTCATCCCCAGTGCAAGTTGGTGCATTAACCACATGGCTTAATATAGCAGCTGGGTTTACTCACACTATCGCCACTAAAACAGACGGTACGCTTTGGACTTGGGGTCGGAACAGTAGTGGACAATTGGGTAAAAATGATACCATAGAGCGTTCATCTCCTGTACAAGTTGGCGCTCTTACAGATTGGGCTCAAGTAGCTGCTGGAACGTATTTCTGTGTAGCTATTAAAACTAATGGTACGTTATGGGCATGGGGTAATAATAATTCTGGTCAATTAGGTATAGGAAGTTTAGTTTATAAATCATCTCCAGTGCAAGTAGGTAGTTTAACTACATGGAATATTATTGCAGCAGGGGGAAGAACTACGAATGCAATCAAAACAGACGGCACTTTATGGTCGTGGGGTAGAAATGCAGAGGGTCAACTAGGACAAAATAATACAACTAATCAATCATCTCCAATTCAAGTTGGCGCAGGAAATACATGGCTGAATGTAAAATGTAGTTTCCTATCAACTATCGCAACTAAAACAGGCGGCACTTTATGGTCCTGGGGCGCAAACAACTTTGGTCAATTAGGTCAAAATGATGTAGTGTACCGTTCTTCCCCAGTCCAAGTGGGCTCAGGAAATACATGGTTAAAAATATCGTGTGGGTATAAACACACTATAGCTACCTCGTCTTAAGGAAACAAAAGAATGCCAAATTTTAGCGGAATATGGACACTACAAGCGCAGATGCAAGCGCAAGGCGCAAATAACTGGCAATTGCCACCAAGTAATTTGTATGCTTGGGGGCAAAATAATGTGGGTCAAGTTGGGGATTTGACTACAGTTAATAGGTCTAGTCCAGTCAATATTGGCTCTGGTTCTAATTGGTCTAGCGTTGCAGGAACAAAAGGCACCATGGCTTTTGCTTTAAAATCAAATGGCACTCTATGGAGTTGGGGGTATAATCCAAATGGGCAACTGGGTCAAAACGATAGAGTTGATCGATCATCTCCAGTACAAGTAGGGGCGGATACTAATTGGTCAACTGCGGCAGGGGGAGATTATCATGCTACATTTATTAAGACTACTGGGACTTTATGGTTATGCGGACGTAATAATTACGGGCAGCTAGGTCAAAATGATTTAGTTTATCGCTCATCACCTACGCAAGTAGGGTCTTTGACTACTTGGTCTAAATCAACGGCAGGTCAAAATAATACTGTAGCAATTAAAACAGACGGCACTCTATGGAGTTGGGGATACAATGGTTATGGTGAATTAGGCCAAAATAATAGAATATATCGTTCCTCTCCCGTGCAAGTAGGGGCTTTAACTACATGGTCTCAAGTGGCCGCAGGGGGGTTGCATGTAATTGCTACTCAAACAGACGGATCATTATGGTCATGGGGATTAAACAATAGCGGACAGTTAGGCCAAAATATTGCGTATACTGTTAATCGCTCATCTCCTGTACAGATTGGTGCTTTGACTACGTGGTTGAATGTGTCTTGTGGATATTATCATTCTATCGCTACAAAAACAGACGGCACTTTGTGGGCATGGGGTTATAATAATTATGGTCAATTAGGTGATGGCACTGTGATTAGTCGCTCATCTCCTGTTCAAATTGGTGCCTTGACTACTTGGTCTAAATTTTCAGGTGGATATAATTTTACTAGCACAATTAAAACAGACGGAACCCTTTGGTCATGGGGTAGAAATAATAATGGTCAATTAGGTCAAAACATAGCAACTACAGTTAGTCGTTCATCGCCAGTACAAGTAGGGTCTAATACTAATTGGGTTAACACATCTTCAAATAGCAATACTGTCTTAGCAACCACTTCTTAAAAGACAAAATGAAAAACATATACTTCTTATCAGGACTTCCTCGCTCTGGCTCAACAGTCTTAGCTGCAATCTTGAGTCAAAATCCAGAAGTGCATACCACCGCTACCTCTGGCCTACTAGATATGCTTGTCGGTACATTAAGAGCATGGGCTGACTCAATGTCAGTTCAAGCGACGCCAGACAAAGCTAAGTCAGAAGCAGAGATACAGCGTATATTAAGAAACATCTGCGAATCTAAGTACGAGGACGTAAGCAAGTCTATCATCCTAGATAAAGCTCGTGGCTGGGCGTCTGACGTCAACATCCCAACGATGGCTAAGGTCTTAGGACACAAGCCAAAGATTATAGCGACTGTTCG